AAAGAAGTGGCTCAGTACAGCGTCGGAGAGAAGGCTCTTAAGAAAGAAGAAGTGATCAAAGAATTGCTAAAGCTTTTCAAGGCCGCCGGAGACGTTAACCTAGAAGAGGGTTCGCACGAAGGGCGCAAGGAAGGTGAAGGCAAAGAAACTGTTGAGGCTTTGGAGCAGGAAGTTGCCAAGTACCAGCAAGACAATAAGGTATCCTATGCGGCTGCCTATCGTGTTGTTGCCAAGAAGTACGCGGACAAACTCGGCGCCAAGCACTTAACCGAGCAGTAAACCCTTTTAAGGAGACTAGATGAAAACCAACGTCTTGTCCTTTAGAGTGGCGAGCACACTCCTGGCATATCGGGTTGTAGCGATGAACGGAACGGCCAACACTGTTGGCTATCCCGCGAACGCCCAAGCCTTGCCAGTAGGTGTGACCATCGACACTGTGAAGGATACCAACCAGGCAATCCCAGTGGCAGGACCAGGCTCTATCGCGAGATTGTATTTCAACGATAGCGTCGCGTCCGGAACTTTAGTGCAGGCCGATAGCTCAGGTCGTGGTGTGGCCCTCGCACACGCCGATACCTCTACGTCCTCAACTCTTTCAGCCGCGTATGTGGGCGTTCTCGTTGACGCCTCCGTGAACTCGACCGCTACTATAGCGAACGTGTTCGTGATGCCTGGCTACATTAGAGGGAGTGTCTAATGCCACTTAAGTCACAACTCCATGTTGACCAGCAGTTGAGCAATATCTCTATTCAGTACAAGAACCAGAGCTATATTGCCAGCGAGATTTTCCCTGAGGTTCCCGTAAAGAAGGACTCCGATCTTTACCGGATTTATGACCGCAACTTCCGGCTCCCTGAGACGATTCGCTCGCCCAAGGGTGTAGCTCGTGAGGCGTCATTCGACGTTACCACTGGGCAATACGTCCTGGCACAGCACTCGCTCAAGGACTACGTTTCAGACCGCGATGCAGAGAACTATGATGTCTCTGACTTGCGGGCTGACACCACTGAGTTTCTAACGGACAAGATTTTGCTCCGCTTAGAGAACGACGTGGCCCAGTTGTTCGTCAACCAAACCTCAAGCGGTAACACCAACGCTTCTTGGTCGCTCAAGCACTCGCTCTCAGCCGCCCAGCAATGGTCGCTTGATAGCGTCACCTCAAACCCGATTCCTCAGATGGATACCGCCGCAACGGTCATCCTTGAGAACTCTGGTCAGGTTGCGAACTACGCTATGATTCCCCATCGCTGCTTGATTGCCGCGAAGAACCATAGCTCAGTGATTGACCGCATCAAGTACACCTCGGCTGACATCACCCCCGCCATGATTGCCGGACTCTTTGACGTCCCGCAGTTGTTGGTCGGTAAGGCTGTCATCGAGACTTCGGTGGATGGTGCTACTGCGGCCTCTATCTCCCCGATCTGGGGCGATAACGTATTCGTGGGTTACAAGCCTGCGAAGGCGTCGCCATTAACTCCTTCAGCCGGTTACATCTTCCGGAATAACATTCCGATGGTGAAACGCTGGAGAGCAGAGGAGCGTCAGTCGGAGGCTATCGAAGTGAATATCCACTTTCAGCCTAAGGTTGTCGCCTCACTTGCAGGCTACTTGCTGCAAGACGTATTAGCTTAGTGTCTTTTAGAGGCGGGGGAGTAACTTCCCTCGCCTGTTCTTTAACAAACCGTAGGAGAAATATATGTCAAGCAGACGCGGAAATGACATGGAAGTAGGAGCGCATGGTGCCGATACGTCGGCCAAAGTAGACCCAACAAAGGACCTTGACGACGAGTCAAAGGCCGAGTGGCTCAAGCGCCGAGCCAAAGAAGAACGCAAGCACAAGATGGGTCTTAAGGTTAAGGAGGAGTGGTACGAGATCAACGCCGGTAAGAAGCTCGTAAAGAAGCTTCGTAAGAACAATGGCGGTGTCTATACCCTATATGTGGGCAACGTGAAGAAGAAAGACGTTAAGGACTTTCTCGCCACCCTGAAGAAGGGCGAGGGCGGGAAATACTACTCTAAAGGAGCAGTCTAATCGGAACGTACTCGACGACGACTAGCATATCTCTACAGTGGGTCGGTGCTCCGTTCACCGGCCTTACTGCTTTGGCCTCAGACTGCATTGACGATGCAGAGGCCGAGATCGATAAACGGATGGCCACTAAGTACGATCCCTCAGACTGGACAACTAACGCCCTTACACCTCCGGCCATTCAGGTTATCTGCAAGTGGCTGGCGTTAGGATACCTCTATGAGGCCACGGCCAGGGGATCGAAGGAAGCCTATGCCCGTGCGGATAGGTACATAAAGAAGGCCGAGAAGAACCTTGAGGATATCTTAAATGGCGACGCAGCCTTGGTTGATTCCACTGGCGCGTTGATTGAGAGTGACTCTGACGAGATGCCCATTCATTGCAACACGACTGACTACAGCCCGACATTCAACGAAGATAGCTCTGTCAACTGGGGACCGGACCAGGACAAGCTAGACGACATTGATGATGAGAGGGACTAGATGGCCATTGAGTCAGCCATTGAGTTAGCCTTTGATGCAGAGAAGGTCCTGAGCTGGCTTAAGGCGATTGAGCAGCGGCGTAAGGCTATTGAAAAGCGTGAGTCGGCGTTCTGTAACTCCATCGGCATATTTGTGTTTCAAGATGTTCTGGATCACTTTAAAAACGAGCAAGGGTCTGATGGTAAGTGGGTTGGCTGGTCCAGCTCCTACAGTGCCAAGATGAAGGCCGCCGGCAAAGGTGGCAACAATATCCTCCAAGACACCGGGCGCCTTCGTAACAGTTTCACCCCAGGACAGTGGCGCAAGACTTCCCAGGGGATTGAGTGGTACAACCCAGCTAAAACAAACTCAGGGTTCCCATACGCCTACGCGCATGATGAGGGTGGGCCAAAGCTCCCCAAGCGTGACTTCATGTGGTTATCAGATGCCGCGATGAATAAGATTTCAGAGGCCACACTAGCGTTCTTGGCTGGAGATTAGCGTGGCCATTGATATCAGCACACTAAAGGGAACAGTAAAGTCACTGATGGATACGGCCAACGACACCGTTGCGTCATATGATCTATCAACCGGCATGTCCCGACGTGTGCAGTATGTGAACACCTACAACCCTGAGAAGATAATGCCAGAGGCTCACATCCTCCCGGCTGTTTTTATATGGGCTGCGGCAAAGAAAGTAAGTCTTGAGACCATCAACATGAGTTTAGCCAGTGGTAAACGAAAGGCCGAACTCTTGTTTAACGTAGCCGGGGTTGTGTGGGTTCCATACTCCTCTACGACCACACTAGATCCGGCTGACGATGACTGTGAAAAGTTGATGGAAAACATTGAGCAAGTTTTAAGAAATAGCGATACTCTGGGCGGAACGATTGCCAAGTGGCACCTGTCCCCAGATGTGACCTACCATACGGCCCTTGCGCCGACGGGAGAACAGGCACATCTTAGGGTGGGGCTAATGGGCCTAAGGGCAATTATCTACTACTAACGGGGGTATCTAGTGGCTATTAACAATCTAAACACGAAGGCACAATCAGAACAGGTCATAAAACAGCACGGGGAGCTATGGCGTAAACACGCCAGAGAGCACTCGAAATATGCGCCATTTAAGAGCCTAGAGGATTTTCAGAACTCAGGCGTTGGCCGTGCCCTGGTGATCGTAGCCAACGGGGCGTCATTCGAGGAGCAGATCGACATTCTCAAAGAACATAAAAACTCAGTCGATATCCTGTGTTGCGATAAAACCTTAGGGCATTTACTTAACCACGGTATCAAGCCAACCTTCTGCCTGATCGCCGACGCTAAGGTGAATTATGAGAAGTACATGGCGCCGTGGAAAGATCAGCTAGACAAGACCATTCTCTTTATGAACGTCACGGCTAATCCCATGTGGTCGGGCAATGGGAACTGGAAAGATAAATACTTCTTCGTTAACTTCGACGTTCTCCGCAGCGAGGTTGAGTTCGCAGCCCTTGCCGGTGGCTGCCCTAATCTGATTGCCGCCGCTACGAATGTCTCAAACGCTATGGTTGTGTTCGCCACCCAGTCCGATAACAAAGCCCGCCGCAACTTCTTTGGCTACGATAAGATCCTGCTCGTAGGCTTTGATTACTCATGGAAGCCAGACGGTAGCTACTACGCGTTTGATAAGAAGGCCAATGGCAAGCATAACTATATGCGTCACATTTATGCTGTAAACCGCAATAGTGAGATTGTGTTTACTTCGTCTAACCTTTTGTTCTCAGCTAAGTGGCTTGAGAATTACCTGCAGATTTTCAAGCTCCCCATTGTGAACTGTTCCCCTGGTGGGATCTTAGGGAAGGTAAAGGCTAGACCTCTGTCCGAGCAGTTGCCTTATATGTTTAAGCCCGCGCACAGGGACATTGTAAGATCAGACATGAGGCGTAGGGATGCTTTGATGCGTGAGATGCAGATGATTGAAAACAGCTTGCGGTCCATCGGTGAGATGCACTGGAATAACTTTGTTCAAACAACTATTTAACGGGAGAGCTTAAATGTCTGTCGGTGATTCAAGCGTAGAGGGATGGGGTTCTTATCTCGCCGTGGGCCGGGAGACGACCTACGGCACACAGGTTACTTCAACCGCTTTCCTGGAGTTCATGTCCAGTTCGCTCAAAGTAACAAAGGAGCGAAAGATCATCGAGGAGATTGTTGTAGGGCGCAGCTACTCGAAGGACGTTGGTCTTTCAAAGACTGTCGAGGGTGAGGTTGAGACTTTAGCCTATGCCGAATCATTGGCATTTAACTACCTACTGCAGAACGCCCTTGGTGGTGCAATTACCACGGCCACTAACGCGAGTGAAACTGTGGGCGGCATGTCATTCGACCACACCATCCCGCTGGGTAACTTAAGCGGATCATATAGCTCAATCTCCATCAATACCCGTAAAGGGCAAGCTACCTCTGGCCGGGTATTTGAGTACTTTGGGTTAAGGGTTAACGAGGTCACATTCACAGCAGAGATTGACGAGCCATTAGTGTGCTCGTTTGGGCTAATCGGTAAGGACTGCACTCAGACCTCTAACGATATCTCAGCGGCCTACTCGAACAGCTCGCATGAGCCGTTGTCCTTTGTTAACGGGCGGGTATCGATTGGTTCAGGGCTTCTTGCGTCTGTCACCACTGCAACTGTGTGGCATGTGCAGAGCTGTGAGCTATCTATCAACAACAACCTAAAGGCCGATTCAGAGAGCCGTAGAATCGGGAGTGAGACGCTTGATATTCTCCCCCTTGGCATAGCAACGGTTGATTTTAAAGTCACCATGCGGTTCAACACCACCACTGCTTATGCGGCTATGATGGCTGGAACTGAGTTTGCCGCAGAGCTAGAGTTCCTAGGATCGACGCTCACCACGTCGTCGCTCAAGCGCATGATAAAGTTTCAGATCCCGCGCATGACGATTGCCGATGCTGGAGACCCAGAGATCAGTGGGCCTGATGAGATCCTGACCAGTGAGGTAACCTTTAACGTCTTAAAGGATGTGTCTAGCGCAAGCGGGTATGCTCTGCGGGCCGTTGTTAGAAACTTAACATCGAGCTACACCTAATGCTTAGATTCTGGAATAAAAGCCTGGAGAGTGCTTTAAATGAGACGCGCCTAATCTCTGTGAACGGGGTTAGGTTCCGCATCAAGAAAATAGACCCGTTCAGCTACATGGACGGGTCACAGGCTGTGGCCCAGATATTCCAGACCTATGAGCAGAAGAAAGAAATCAGTGAGCCGAACATGGAGCGCGTTAGATCACACTACCGTGACGTGTTCCTGGCCGGAGTTGTTGAGCCGAAGCTAAAGCGCAAGGCCGATGGCGAAGGGGTTTTAGTAGATAACCTGTTTACTGATTGGGAGCTCGCTAACAAACTGTACGCTGAAGTTATTGGATACACCTATGGCAAAAAAAAAATGTACTTTTCCTAGCTCGCTCGAAGGTTGCAGACATAGATGCTATAGCCCAGAGGTACGGAGTTCTACCATCTGTTATTGCGAACCTAAGCATTGAGGACTTCTGTCTTAATCTTATGGTCGCATCGGTAGGCGCTGAGTTCGAGTCGAAGGCAGCAGAGAAGGCCAGGAGAGAGGCAGATAGATGTCGAACAAAGAAGCAACACTCCTACTAAAAATAAAAGAAGTCGGGTCAGAGGCCCTAAGTAAGGTAACTGATCTTTTATCTGGCATTGCAGATGCGGCCAAGTATGTCGGTGCTGCCATCGTTGGCTTTGCTGGCGTTGCCGTAGCCGCCTATAGAGAGCAAGAAGAAGCCACTAACGCGCTGTCGCAGTCCATGATCAACCAAGGTATTTACTCAACTGACCTGGCTAAGAAGTATCAGGACCAGGCGTCCCAGCTTCAGAAGCTCACTACCTTTGGCGATGAACAGATTATATCAGCCCAAGCCGTTCTTCAGGGCTACGTCGGGCAAAGAGAAGTTACTCAAGAGCTTACCCAGGCCACGCTAAACCTTGCGGCAGCCAAGAAAATGGACCTAGCTTCTGCTGCGGAGCTAGTCGGTAAGACTATCGGAACCACAACTAATGCCCTTGCCCGCCAGGGCGTTGAGATGAAGGAAGGTCTAACCACTACCGAGAAGTACGCCGCCGTTATTGCTGGCATCAACGGTAAGTGGGAGGGGATGGCAGAGGCCCAGGCAAAGGGCTTAGGCTCAGTTGCACAGCTTAAAAATGCGTTCTCCGATATCTTAGAAACTGTAGGTGAGAAGCTATCGCCAGCGATCAGTGCCGGTGCCAAGGTGATGACGAATTGGCTTCAGCAGCTTGGCAGTAGCTCCAGGTTTATTGATATGCTGGATGCCTCACTTACGATAGCCACCAAAGGGTTTATCTACCTAAAGACGGGTATCTTAAATCTAGGCGGTGTAATCGGTACGGTCTTGGGAGCCTCGATTGAGTCAGTTTCCTTGCTGATGAGTGGGCAATTCACTAAGGCCAAGGAGGTTGCAGCCCTTGGTATTCAACAAATAGGTGCTGTTGTTAAAGAGAATATGGCGGCCCAGGACGCCGAGCTTGCAATGATTGACGAGCAGAAGCGCCTGGCGGTTGAGGCAAAGCAGGCCGAGGAGTTAGCCAAACTGCAACAGAGCGAGGATAACAAGTCAGCAGTAAAGGCAGCGGCAGCAGCCAAGGACTTGGCTGTATTAAAGAAGCAAGCCGAAGATGAGAAGAAGATCGAGGAAAAGAAGAACGCGGAAATGACAACCGCTCGGACAAACTTTCTCTCTCATATGGCAGCCATGCAGAGTTCCCATAACTCACTTCTGGCGTCAATCGGCAAGGCTGCTGCAATCGCACAGATCACAATATCAACTGCTCAAGCAGCAGCCGATGGGTTTAAGTGGGGTATGGCAGTTGGCGGGCCTGCACTTGCCACAGCATTTTCATCATTAGCATACGCCTCAGGGGCGGCCCAGATTGCTAAGGTCGCAGGAGTTCAATTGGCAGACGGTGGTATCGTCAAGGCAACCCCTGGCGGGGTTCCTGCAATCATCGGTGAGGGTGGTAAAGATGAGGCTGTGATCCCATTAGAGAATGGCCAAGTCCCAGGTGGCGGCGGTGGGGTGACGATCAACATTCACGGCAACCTAGTTGGTGATGAGCAAAGCCTTTACGCCCTGGCCAAGATGCTAGACCCGCAGATGCTGAAGCTCAGGCAGAATAACGAGTCAGTGGCCTTTGATACGGGGGTTTTCTAGTGGAGTTCTGGAACAAGAACCAATACGACACCAGCACCATGATCTCGGTCAATACCGGAACGCTGACTGCTTCAAACCTAATGATCCGCGACATCAGGCGCCAGTGGGTTTCAGATAACTATGATAACGACTCGCTTGCGGCCAGCATTACAATTTCATTTTCTGAAACCACGACGGTTAACCGCATATGCCTTGATGGGATAAACTTAAAGAAGTTTAACATCTACTATAACGGGGCGACTGCCAACACATTGTCCCTTACCACCACGTCGGCCACCACCACGTCACAGTGGACAACGAACTCTCAAGCCTCAATGTGCCTAGCCTTTGCATCAGTGAACGCCACCTCTGTAACCATTGATATGTACTCAACTCAAGTTGCCAATGCAGAGAAAGCTATCGGCTGGCTTGCGATATCGAGCCAGCTCCTAGACTTTGAGAAGATCCCGGCGGCTGGGGACTATGACCCGAATATAAAGGTTGAGCAGAAGGAGCACAAGCTCTCTGACGGAGGGGTGAGGATACACACCATTGAGCGCAAGTTTGAGTCGCGGATAAAACTCAAATACATCACCGAATCATTTAAGGACTCGCTCTATGAGGTATGGCTTGATGCAGATGATTTTATTTTTATGGCCTTCCCAACGACTACAAGCTGGGATGGGATTGGGTATGAGGTGGTGTGGCCAGGGGCGTTTGATTTCTTTGAGTTCGCCGATAATGCGTCTGGCGCTGGGTTTAAGGGGACTATTACGCTAAAGGAAATCTCTCGGTGATCTTAGCGGAGAACATTATCAACATGGTAAAGGCACATCACTCGCTGGTGTTCCGTCGTGTGTTGATAAAGCGCCGCGCCCTTTCTACTGGTGCCTATGAGTCCTCATGGTTCGACATCACCAATGACGTTAAGAAGTTTGGCACCATCAAGTACGAGGCTGACTCCAAGTTCGCCGGACGCTTCAGGTTCCCAACCCTGAATCTAACAGTGGTCAATGATGAAGGTCAGTTTGGCCCAGAGGACTCAATCTTTTCTTACTGGTCAGGCTATCTCCCGCGAGCGCGTACCCTGGTTAGAATCGAGGCCGGTTTTGTTGAGGACTACGACTATGGCGATGGGACCTTTGCAAGGATCGAGCACCCGTCAGAGGCCAACTATGACGAAGCCTACTATGAAGCGGCTCTCTATGATGACGATAGCGGGTCTGCTGTGTTCACTGGATTTATCGGTGGCGACATTACTGAGAACGACCAGAACGAGGTAACGATCCCAGTAAAGCCCTTGACGGAAGCCTTTAGAGAGTACGCGGCAAGGAACATCACGGGCTATAACACGTCCTTAACGGCCTCTGATTTTATCACCCTAGTAAGGGATCAGGTTGATGGAAGCGGTAGCAAAGTATTCCTTCCGTTCTTTGGGAATACCACGACGGGGTTCTCCATCGCATCGACAGCGGTTGAGTACTCTAACCTAAGTACCTCCACCTCGGCTGATGTGATTGATGCGAACGTGTGGGAGATAATTGAGAAGCTCGCAGGGAGTGAGAACTACCTACCAATTGTTACTGCGGCTGGCCGGTTCAGGTTTGTCCCTAGAGATTCAAACACCACCACGGCAGCCTTCGTATTCAACGGCCTTGGCGTATATGACTTTGAGTACGGCAACACGATCAAGAAAATTAACTTCCTCGGCCCAAAGATTTCTAAGCTCTACACCAGGGTTGAGGTGAAGTACCGCGAAGAAGATACGACTACATCCTACGAGGTTGTTGAGTCCACCCTCACCGTATCCCCTCCGTCTATTTCCTGGCAGTACGGTCAGCGGACGTTTAGGATTGATAACACCTGGATACCGAACTCAACGATAGCTCAGTCAATTGCAACGTCTATCTTTACTGACTACTCAGCCCTGAAGCGGGAGATTGATTTCAATACTACCTTTGTCCCTGGCCTGGACCTTCTTGACCAGGTGCAGATTTCCTACGACATCAGTCGTTTCATATCTCCATATAATCTATGGGACATCGGGAACTGGGCGGACTCTATCTCGGCGGTAGATGACCTAGTATTTGATCCAAGGGACGGTGATGCTATTTACTTGAATAGCGAGGAGTTCAACTTGATTTCGATTGAACTAAACATTGATAATTTCGAGTGTAGGTTCGTAGCCAGGGAGACGTAACAGATGCCATCAAGCGCAACGATAACAGCCTTCTACACCTTCGCGGAGCGAGCCTTAATTAGATCATCTGAGCACAATAACAACTTCAGTGTGTTTAGAGGTCACTTTCTCCCTGTTCACCCAGATACTGCAACGGCAGCCACGAGTGGCGCCTATGATCTAGGTTCATCGGACCATCGCTGGGGCACCCTTTACGTCACCACCATAAACTCAACTAATGCAGTAGGCGGGGGTGGCGGGGGCGGCGGGATCATCTGGGAGGAACCGGCCAATGCTCCAGTTAAGGAAGTTGAGAATAACGCAGCGGTTTATAAGTTCCTCGCTGGTGCTTCACAGGAGCTGTACACAGAGGTTCACGTCCCGTCTACCTATACGGCAGGCAACCCCATTGCGTTAAAGATCAAAGCCTACTCCCCTGATACGTCGGGGAACATCTTGCTAAGGGCACAGGCTACGTTGATTAGGGCAGAGGTTGATGACATTGCCTCGACTACCAACCAGCGAACAACGACGAACGCGGCTATAACTATGTCATCCTCAAACGATAGTGAGGTCCAGAAAATCTCGCTAGATATTTCAAGCTCTATCGGTGAGATAAATTCCGTGGCCATCTCTGCATCGGACACTATTCTTGTTAGACTTTATCGAGATACCGACACAGCTACGTCAGATGTTAGATTCCTGCCAAAACAATGTGAGGTCACTTTCTCATGATGAAGTACTTATTTTTACTCTCGATGGTCACGCTCACTGCTTACGCGGCGCTTAACGACGTGGACAAGCAGGACATATACCCTAAGTCGATCCTCACCAACGGGGGCTTTGAGAACGGCAAAGGGGCGGGGGTTGGCAAGTGGACCGCATCTGCTGGGACATTCAACATCACAATCACAGGCTCAAACCTTCTCAGCGGCAAGGCGTCAGCTACTTGGGACGCTGCGGCCTCTAATGATACGCTTTCGAGCTTTGCCGTGACCATACCGGCAGGGCTTTACAGCAATAATGGAGTGGCATTTTGCCGCGTGATGACTCCCAGTGGAACTGCGACGCATAAGCTAGAGGTATTTGATGGGTCTTTAACCATTGCCTCGCAGTCGATCACTTCGTCAACCTTGCCGCTCTTAAATGCGGTGAACTTTATTTTCCCCTCATCGGGAACCGTGAGCTTAAGGCTACTTGCCCAGGCTGATGAGCCTTCGATCACGGTAGATGATTGCTACCTAGGTCCTGCGGCTGGTGTGAACATCTCGAATATTTCTCAAGCAACCTTTGTAGGCTCTGCCTACTTTGCGACCACTACAAACTGCGCTGGGTGGTCTAGGACCAACACGGCTCTTGGGGCTTTTGCGTCGGATTCAGATTGCCCTGGGCCAACGGTTGAGGTTAACGCGGGGCCTGGAGTGATTCAAACCACCGACGCGGATCTGCCAAAGATCACTGTGAACAACATGCCGCCAGGAAACTATGAGGTCTGGGTTTCAGTCCCGACACTTAAGGATGGTACTGGAAACCCTTGCACGTTTACGCTCAACGACGGAACTACATCGTCAGGCCGTGGCAACTGCGGGTCAACTGCGAGTGCTGCCGACGGTGTTACGTTTGCTGGACATTTTAACTATACGACTGCGGCCAACCACACCTTTGAGGTCTACGGAGCGTCTGGTAGCGGCGCCATTGCTATTGATAACTCAATCTCGAATAAGTCCCTTCAATTCTGGATCTACCGATTCCCCACAAGCTACGACCAGGGGTATAGGCCGAGCCAGGTGCCGTTTTTCTATGAGGGTCGGCATGAGTCAAACTGTGCCTGGACTAGGAATAACACCGCCTATGGTGATCCGGCTGGTGACGCATCATGTTCATGGACTGAGTACAAGAACGTCAACGCTGGGTCTGTCACAAGTGCGATGGCTGGTGCTCTGACATTCACTCCAGGGTTTACTATCACTTTGCCAAGGACCAGCACCTATGAGGCTTGCGCATCGTTCCGGTCTGGTGGCGACACGACTGGAGCGGCTAACGCCTATCAGTTATTGGCTGGAACCACGACCATAGCGCAGAGGTCACAGAACGAACCGGCCTCTGGTGGACTGCCGATGGAGCTTTGCGGCTGGCATACTCCAACCTCTGCCGGTACATCAACGACGTTTAGCATACAGATGGCAGCCTCAAGCGGCACTGGAGCAATTCAAGCAAACACGACCTATCACTACACAATCAGGTGGACCATTAGGGACCTACTAACGCCGATGGCCACACCATACCTAGTCAACTCGGTGACGAATACCGCTAACGGTGTGACTGGCATCGAGGCGGCAAAGCTCAACTGTGATGCTGGCTCATCAATCATGTCGCAGCAAGGGACTTGGGTTTCTAGTATTGGCAACATCTCTGGCGGCGCCTGTGCCGTAACTCTAACCACTGGGACATTTTCGGCCACGCCTTACTGCACCGCTACACCGGCTACGGCTGGCGGGTATTCAACGGGCTTAGAGCTAAACGTCGATGCGACTTCTGCAACAGCAGTGAGTGTGGACTGTGAGGATGATGCGTCTACAGCTTGCAGTGCGGTTGATTTCATCCTTCATTGTGTTGGAGCCAAATAATGCCAAATACAATTACCAATTTCTTCTCGTTCACCGTAGGCGGTAAAGCAAGGTCATCGGAAGTTAATACTAACTTCTCGAACTACCGAGGCACCATCGTACCGATAAATACCGACACCGCATCGGCCTCTGATAACACGCATGACTTAGGATCATCAGAGCATCGGTGGCTTAAGTTCTACGGCGGCACTGTAGACCTTAGGACATCAACAAGCACTGCGGCGTTAGAGTTCACTGGGAACGTCAACGCAACCTTAGGGCAGTTTAGATTTCTAATTAATAGTGTTACCGTGGCAACAATAAGTCCTGCTGGTCTATCTGGAATCGATCCGTCAACCACTATGCTCACGGCCTCGACGATCACCGCGACTGGAACCTACACTGTGCCAAGCAACACGTCATACCTTTGGATCAAAGGATCAGGAGGCGGCGGAGGCGGTGGCGGCGGTGGTGGTCGAGATAGCGCAGGAAGCGGCGGCGGTGGAGCTGGAGGCGGCGGCGGGGGTGGCGCTATGTACGGGACCATCCTGGTGTCAGTTAGTCAGGGCGATACCCTAAGCATTACCATCGGAACGGCTGGCGCTACTGGTACTGCAGGAACTGATAACTCAAACACTGCTTCTGCTGGCGGCAATGGCGGGACAACTACCATCAGCCTAAATGGAACTGCTGTGGCGACATGGTATGGCGGATATGGTGGTGGCAAAGGTGCCGGTGGAACTGGAACTAATGACGGTGGCACTGGAGCCTCTAGCTTGTTTCAGGCTGGAGCTGCCGGTGGGGCTAATGCCACCGCTGGAAATGGTGGAGGCGGCGGCGGTGGTGGGTCAATGTTCGGTGCTATCGCGGGGCCTGGTGCTGGCGGGACTGGCTCCCCAGGTGCTGGTGTTGCTGGGACATGGAGCGGTGGTGGTGGCGGGGGCGGCGCAAGGCGGGATAACAGTGCGTCTGCCGGTGCTGCTGGCGGTCCATCTGACTACGCTGCTGGTGGTGCCGGTGGCGCGGCCAACAGTGACGGCGGTGGTGGCGGAGGCGGCGGTGCTGCTATTTACGCAGGCGGTGCTGGGGGACAGGGTAACTCTACAGCCGGATCTCCAGGCGGCTACGGGGCTGGCGGCGGTGGCGGCGGTGGCTCTAACAACTCACCAGCATCGGGTGGTGCCGGTGGTGCTGGTGGGGCTGGTATCGTGATGATCTACGCTGTTAGGATTGCGTAGCCTTTCGCGTCAGTGAATAAAAATACTCTTGCATGGGACATTCATATTGAGGACTCTTTTAGAAGTCACAAAGGAGTCACTCGTGGATAAGAAGAAACAACTAGGTCTTGCACTCATCGTTGCGCTCGTCGCACTTCTCGCGTTCTGGTCACTCTTTCACAAGAAGCCCGTAGTAGTTGCGGCACCTGCTGCACCAGTAATTGATCAGCCAAAGCCCGCCGAACCAGCTCCCGCTGCGCCGGTAGAGCCAGCGAAGTAACCTTTTCCTTCGCCCGTACTAGGGCCAAAGGAGTTCACACATGGATCTGCGCCGATTTATATACCGAGCAAAGTATCGGTATGGTCAGCATCTCCCCCTCACAAAGCCCGTCGATATAGCACTAGAGTTATCATCTCGATGCAATAACGCATGTGGCTACTGCTATCATAGCTCTCCAGGCACAATTCCTTTTAAGAGATCCTTTATGTCACGCGAGCTTGCCATAAGCCTCATCACAGAGGCGGCGGACTTAGGCGTTCACTCCATCAAGATGAATCATCGTGGCGAGTCTACGCTACACCCAAACTTCGAGGAGATTACATTCCGTGCAAAGCTACGAGCCAAGGGGAGCACCTTCATTGATCGACTCACAAATTCTAACTTTAATTTTCGACACGATAGAGAGGACATTTTCCGTGGGCTGTGTAACCAAACAAAGGTTAAGGTCAGCTTTGATTCGTTCATTAAGGATATATTTGAGAAACAAAGGCAGGGGTCAAAGTACGAGGCCACGCTTGCTAATATCACGAAGTTCTATAACTATCCCGGCAGGGAGAATACTCTTGTCATCCAAGCGGTCAGAACCAATCTCAATAAAGATGAGGATCTCGAATGGGAGATTAAGAGTCGATGGCCCTCTGCAGTCGCCTCTGTTAGAGATTGCGTGGAGGGAAGGGTTGGAAAGGACCTATCTACAGTCGTCACACGATCTCGTGATGTCTCTGTACGAATACCCTGCAAGCAAGCGTTCGTTAGACTCATAGTCCACCATGACGGGAAGGTGGCACCATGCTGCCCATCGATTGCCGGGGACCTACTTATTGGGGACGCCAACACGCAATCCCTTAAAGACATCTTCAATTCGCTGGCGGCTAAAGGGCTTCGTAAGGAGTTAAAGTCTGGCAAGGCGTTTGAGAAATCACCTTGCAAGACCTGTTCATCATTTGAGTCATACGGTGGGTTCGTAGCCCCGTGGGAGAGTTAAGTTGAAAGCAGCCTTTATAGTATGTGCCCGCTTACAGTCGCGCCGGGTTCCTGGCAAGGCACTCACCCCGATCAATGGCGTACCGCTGTTAGAGCACCTAGTGAATCGCTTGGGCGAGACTGGGCTACCGATCATTGTCGCCACCCCTGAGTCAGAGATGGATCAGTGGAAGCACTGGGCGAACAATACCGGCGGTGTCTCCTGGTATACGGGCCACGACCACGACCCGCTTGCGAGGCTTTATGACGCTGCAATCTCGCAGGGCATCGATACGGTTATCAGGGTGACGCATGATAAGATATTCGTTGACCCATGTGACGTGCTCTCAGCACTTCAGGAGTTCGAGGCAAAGAAGCTAGACTACTTGTTCTCGTCAACCCTTACAGCTGGATCTGGGTTTGAGATCATCTCCATTGATGCCTTAGCCTTAGCAAGGGAGAAGTTCACTGGGGTTGAGCACGTTTCCTATGCGGTCAGGGCGGTGACGGACAACATCTGGGATATGCCCTTTACAGGGGAGAAGGGTGTAAGGCTTCTGTGTGACTATGAGGAGGATCTGGTATTCCTTGAGACGGTGCTCTCTACCTTAGGGAACGACTGCACGAAGCGCCAGGTGGAGGCGTTCTGTAAGTCGCAGCGATGGGTGAACGACCTTAACCGCTTGCCCAATCTCACTATCTACACCTGTGCCTATAACGCTGACGAGTGGATATCTGAAACGATGGAGTCCGTAGCCTCGCAAGAAGGCTTTAAGAACTTTGAATATATCCTGATCGATGATTGCTCGACTGATAAAACCATGTACCGCATGGCAAAGTTCAAATCACGGTACCAGAATGTGAAGCTCGTTAGGAACGCTAAGAACATTGGGCTTGCCTCATCAAGTAACATAGCCCTAAAGAACGCTCGCGGAAAGTTCATTGTTAGGCTTGATGCTGACGATTATTTCACAAGCCAAACGTCATGTCGTGAGTTGTTAGGGGAGATTGGTGCGCGGCCAGTGGATGCAATCTACCCTGCTAACTACTATGGCTCGACGAGTATCATCCAGCAGCCAGAACAGCAGCACCATGTTGGTGGGTCTATCTTTAGAACCTCTGCCTTAAATCATATAAAGTTCACCGAGGGGATGCGGGGGTTTGAAGGGGTGGACCTTTACGCCAGGGCTAGGGAGCAGCTTAGGATCGGGTACTTTTCGCGCCCTACGTTCTTCTATCGTCAACACCCAACATCGCTATCTAAATCTAACCCACAGGAGCGGGAGCAGATAAAGCAATCTCTCGTTGAAAAGTATGGCGCGGAAGTGGCCAGCAATAGACATCCTTAAACTTTACTCAGGGCGCCTTGAGGGGTTCGAAGATGAATTCCTTTACAATCCAAGCTCATCATTCGGCGATGATGTTGCAGCGAATGTTGATGCATCGCAATCATTCAAGGCCGTTAAGTCTCATCACAAGTGGAACGCCTGGCTCAATCGGTGCTTAAAGAAGAAGGATCTACAGGAGCTCATAAAGGTTCGCTACGGGCTTCAGGTTGGGATGGATGAACTTGTGAAGTCTGGTCTATCTACGCCAGCCGTGGCCGAGGTGTTTATCAGATGGCAGAAGTCCATAGAGAAAACTGCTAGACAAATTATCAAGAGCAGAACAAAGATAACACACAAGATTGCTACGGACTTTAGGAAAGCTCACGAGTACAAGCGCAAGGTAGATGTAGAGTTTGAGAAGTTCCTAAAGGATAGTTCGTTTTAAGCGAGGGGATAATATGGATTTCGCGAAGCGAAGAACCTGGGGGCCTGAGCCGAGGTACCCACTGGTTGAGGCTTATGTGCCACCAGAGGATCAGAAGTTTATCATCATAGCTGGCCCTTGCTCGGTGGAGTCAGAGGAACAGATTCACCAGATCGCAAGGATCGTGTCTGTCTTAGGGGCAACCCATCTTCGTGGTGGTGTGTTCAGGGCGGGCACCTACCCTGGGAAGAACTTTGGGCTGATAGATGAGAAGCTCATCGCTGCCTATAGTGATGCCGCTCATAAGAACGGGCTAAAGTGTATTATCGAGGTTCTTGATTACTCACCAACCCAACTGGAGATTGTTGCCAAGTACGCGGACTGCTTTCAGATCGGCTGTAGATCCATGCAGAACTATACCCTACTTAGAAAGGTTGCAGCATACGGCAGACAGACGTTCTTAAAGCGTCACCCTGGTACAACCATTGATGAGTTCTTAGGGGCGGCAGAGCATTTACTAACGGCCTGCCAGCTTTGTGACCCGGTGCTAATTGAGCGCGGATCATCGACGCAAGCGACGCACTGTCGTTGGGATCTATCAATTTCCATGATCCCTGCAGTACAGGCTTTAACAGATATCCCGATCCTAGTTGACGCTTCTCACGGCACTGGGCGCAGGGACCTAGTTGAACCGATGACCTTAGCGGGGGTTGCGGCTGGTGCTGATGGGATCTTGGTTGAAACCCATACTGATCCTGAGAAGAGTTTATCGGACGCTGACCAGGCTGTGAGCCTTGATACGTTTTTATCGATCATCTACCGCGTTGATGGGATTAGGAAAATAATGAAACCCAGACAGGAGTTGCCTAAATGGAATCAGCAGTAAAACATAACATGCGCTGCATCGTGTGCGACGCAACCGATAAGTGGAAAAGCGTTGATCAATACCGGATCGTTCCAAAGGGCATGGCAATCTGTCAGGGGTGTGGCCTGGTTTCTTATCCTGCTCTCTATAAGACTGAGGAGGAAATCAAGGCGTATTACAGAACTGATTACCGTGCGATCCCGAAGGTCGGGAACCTGTACACTGGGATGAAGAAGCTGCACAACCATGATGCTTTCATAGGTCCAGAGCTTGAGCGATTAAAGGCCAGGAAAGAAGCCCCAGTAATCGGTGAGATTGGCGCGGCCTATGGGCTGTTCCTTAACCACCTGAAGCGCAATTATTTTCCCAAAGGGGAGTTCTACGGCACTGAGCTCACGACCACCTACCGGCGCGTGGCGTACTACGAGCATGACCTCATGCTAACTGAGGACTTTGATACGACCAAGAAGTACGACCTGATCACGTCCTACAAGGTGGCCGAGCACCAGATGGACGCCGATAAGCGGTTAAGAGAATACGCCTTGGCCCTGGCCGAGGACGGGATGCTTTACATCTCTGTGCCCACCTGGTTCGATGCGATGGTGAACTTTGGCCTGCCAGGGTTTGATCTTGAGTACTACTACGACACGAATCACATCAACGCCTGGAGCAGGAAACTATTCGAGACGGTTCTTAAGAAGGCCGGTCTTGAGGTTGTTAAGTATGACGGGGTGATCTATGGCAGCACCTACTTGTGCAAGCGTAACGATGAGCTTATGAAGCTAGAGCCAGAGTACGAAGATCCAGCCGTGATCGAGGCGACAATGGCCCACATCAAGGAGGCTTATGTGGCTTTCCAGCGGCAGGACTTCGCTGGGGCAGTGAAGGCTTATCCGAACTACCCAGACGCATGGATGGCCAACTATGAGCACCGCCGCCATGAGCTTCACTCCCATAAGCAGGAGGTCAAGTTCGAGGACCTGGTAAAGGAGTTCTACGAGCCGTTCAAGGCGGCCTGCGGGGAGTGCTACCTAACCTGGCGCTTTATGGCTGACCTGGCGATGCGCTACGACCAGTTTGAGCTATCCCTGGAATACTGGCAGAAATGTATCCTAGCCTCTCCTGGTGCGGGTAACGTGCTGGCCCCGATTACCCACTGCTACCGCCGCATGGCCGACATGACTAAAGACCCAAAGCTAGCCGCTGCGCTGCGCCAGAAGTCAGTTGAGATAACGAGGCATTGGTTGAGTGCGGATCTGGAGTCTAGGCCGGAGGCTGTAAACTGGCTCTATTTTGATTTAAGCAAACTTAAGTTACCATCAGAGATGAGGGCGTAGGGCGCTTAAAAAATAAAGGGGGATTTATGGAGCTGTTCATCATCGATCTGGTTTCTAAATATCCCACCTTGGCTGGGGTTCTGGCCGCGCTCTATGTACTCAGTTCCATCAATAAACCACTCTTTAGCCTTCTCAGGGCCTACGTTGATGCCACAGAGACGATCAAGGACAACGAGATCCTAAGTGCCGTTGAAGCGTCGAAAGCCTACGCAGTTGTTCAGTACGTCCTTGATTGGGCGGTGCGGGTGAAGCTGCCTAAACTGGATAAGTAAAATGCTCTCACACCGAATCATTGACATCGTTCATAGATTCGCAAAGCAACAAGATGTTCCTGTCATGGTAGCCCTCGCTATCTGTGAAGTTGAATCTGGTGGTGATTCAATGGCTATCCGCTATGAGCCTGGGTGGAAATACCAGTACAATATGGAGCACTTCGCAAAACTCTGTAATACGACAGTTGAAACAGAGCGAGTGCTTCAGGCTTGTAGCTTTGGGCTTATGCAAGTCATGGGAACCGTGGCGCGGGAACTCGGGCATACTGGCTCCCTCGTGCAGCTCCTTGATCCCTTCGTCGGCGCTAAGTATGGGTGTATGAAGCTCGCAAAGCTCTTTGAAACCCACAAGTCATCACTTGATGATGTGATTGCCTCCTACAATGCTGGCTCCCCAATCAAGCGACCCAGCGGGGAGTATGTGAACCAGTATTATGTGGACAAGGTTAAATCAATCCTTAAGCCCGAGTTAGTGTGATGCAGTTAAGCCTTGTTGATGTGGCTCTACTTGTCGTTATAGCCTTACTGTTGTTAGATAAGTTCTTCAGATCCGTAGACCTGAGAAGGTTAAATGAGCTTGAGAAGATGGTCCGTGACCAAGAGATTCATAATAGTGTTTATGGTACTTCTCACGCCGATCTCGTTAAACGCGCAAACGAGCGCACAATACGGCTCAATCGGGGTGGTTCTGGAGAAGGAACTCCACCCAGGGGATAGGGCACCTACCGGCGGGGTCTTAGTTCCCTGGCCACAATACTACTACTATAACGAGATGGTTGAGCGGGTTTACGATTCAGAGGTTCACCCGCCTGAGTGTAACTCATGCCTCAACACAGCACTCCTCACCGGCCTATCATTCTTTGCCATTGGCTTCGCCTCTGGAGTTTACTTAGGATCAAAGTAATTACGGGTGACGGATAGAGTTGTCCCGCTTCTTTTCCCCGCACTGATACCTGACGGTGAATATCCCAGTCTGTTCGACTGACCTTAGTTCTCGGCCATGCTCGTCGCATTTATAGGTGGCGATTGCGAAGATCGCGTCACCTGAGCACTGCTGCCTAACGGTGAGCATGACGAACATCATTAGCACCAGGATCATAGCTAGGACTGTCATCCTCATAGGTCTTTACCGAGTTGTGATTTAAGGATCATCACTTTCACGTCTGCTTCGGTGGGGACCTTCGTCATGTGCCGATCTATCTGCTCAAGCCTATGCAGGATATCGGGAACGTGCTTGACGAGGTTTAGGATTTCTTGGCGTTCTTTTCTTTCTGGGTTCCTGATCGTTCTCCAGAGCCACATCACGAGGACTCCTATGTTGCCTGCGATGAGCGGGGCTAGGAACTTGTCGCTTAGGATAACTGGCAGGACGGTTCCCCATGGGGTTTGCACCTCTGGCATAACAATTGGTTTAGACTGAATGGCTTCAGCTATCGAACCCACGGCCATCAGGGCGATCAGGAGCAGCCTTTGAAAGCAGTATCCACTCTTGTCTTTCATCGTCAACACACTCCGCTATGATGTCATCGTAGATTTCAATGGCAATCTCTTCTGCATCGTCGGCGTTGCCCAACTTTGAGCGTAGCACATCCACAATGGCATCAATCGCTGCATCTCGTTTCACAACTCAATTCTGTTTAACGCTGGGCTCGATTTCAAGGCCAGCTATGGTAGGATGGTTATTGTCCGGCCCTTGACCAACGCTGGGCGTAGCGGGTTCAAGGATGAACTGGGCTTGGGCCGGACTTCGATCTAGCTTATGGCTTCCTAGGATAAATTCTAAGCCCCACTGAGTATTCAAGACTAGCCCCTGGTACTTCTTGCCCTGACTCGATGGCCTTTGAGATGGCCTTCTTGTCTGGGGATTTCATCACCTTCGTCACCATAAAGGGCTCTGGGATATCGCCCTCACTTGTTACTACCACCTTGGGCGGGCTCTTGGTGATCTTAAACCGAAAGTCATCGCCTTCAAGCTCTGTTGACCCCATCATTTCCATAGCACCTTTTATGTACTCTCTTAAGCGGTCATTGGCTTTGCGGGCGGCGGTTGATATGTCGGCCATCTTCTTTGCCTTGTCGGCGTAGTGCTCGGCGATCTTCTCAAACCGCTCTAGGACAAATACCGACCCATCAACCTTCTGGGCAATCTGTGCCAGCTTCGCCGCGATCATCTCAGTGATCTCGCCCTCTGACTCTATGAGATCAATTTCCATCTGGCTTGCCAGGGTAATCAGGGACTTGTTTTCTTCTACACTTTTCTCACCCATCTGTTCCTCCAGTTTAGTTTTCCGTATCGACTTCAATTCGTACCTTCGTTATTACTCGGCCATCTTCACAGTCTGACTCAGTAACCGATAGCTCCACCCCTCTATCGAGGTTATAGATTTCTACCTGTGAGAGCTTAAAGGTGTCTATGAGGTTTTCATATATCACCGCCTCGTCATGTGGTTCAACAATCGTCGTCACTATTAGCCGCTTCATCCTTGACCCCCACGGGAACCACCACCTCCTGAAGTCCTGGTCTGCGGTAGTGCCCTTTATATATCTCAAGCCTTCCTGGCCCATAGTATTTCCACAAGCGTTTTCGTATATTGTAGCCCTCTGTTTCTGCGCCCTTCGCTTCAACGTGAACCACTTCACCAGTCTTACAATCGGTATATTTGAAGTCAGGCTTATACCCTATCGCTGCCCTGGTGAGCTTTACCGATGGCTGCCTAGTGATATTCTTGATCTCTCCCATTCGTTCCCTAAGGAGTAAGAGATGGTAGACTGCGGCCTCAAGCTTACTAGGAAAGTCACCAGATGGTGATGCGTTAAATTTATTTATCCGTCTATTCTTTGGCCACGGCTTAAACATCAATCCTCCCCGAGGGCTTCCCAGAAGCACTCGCACTTGAAAATATCGCGGTCCTTCTGCTCGGCGCAGGGACAGGGGCGCGGTGCCGGTGAGGAGCAGGCAGTGAGGAGTGTGATGAGAAGGAGGAGCGTCCTCATCCCTTCCCCCACTTCTTCAGCCACTCGCGGGCAGTCTGTCCCATTTCTGCCGATATTAGGAACGGTTGTGCAATTCTCCAATCACCATGATGCGGTTGGCTTGGCCAATTTATCAGTTGACCAGAATGGTCAATCTCAAGATTTTCCCCCTTTGCATACCACTCAATCACCGTCAGCGCCTCGCTGAGCTGGGCCTCAAATTCTGCCGCAGTTTTCATTGCCGCCTTACATGCGTTCTCCAGGTCTACAATCCTCTCCAGCAACTCTTCTCGACTAGCTTCTCTCATAGGCCCGCCTTTGCTTTGAATGCGTGCCATTGGCTCAGGGCACCGCGCAGAGTTTCAAGGTATGCAATGTCAGTTGGCTGAATGGCGATGGCGTCCAGGTCATCAGCTACGAGTTTAACGGCGCTGGCCAATTTCTCAGCCTCAGCCTCCAGCTCCCTTATGCGGCTGGCTTGGAGGTCGAAGGCCCAATCACAACCGTCAAGAAACGCTTTCCTAACTTCTATGCTAATGCTGCCGCACAGGTCATAAAGAACCCTCGATCCATAGTCACCTTGCTCTGGCAGCTTCTTATACTCATTAAGCTTTTTATCCCTCAACTTCTCAAACTCACTCCGCTCCACTGAGGGCTCCCTTCTCTCCAATCTTCGCGGCAAGCATCTCTCGCGTTATGGTCATCTCTCCCTCACTCCCTTCAAAGGCTCTCACGTTCAGGGACTGACCACAGATCCCCTTGCTGCGCTAAATGGGGCCTCACTGCTACAGGTGCACCTTCACAGTTACTCCTACCCAATCCCATACGCACAGTCCCTGAACGCTTGAGCGAAATCCCCGACATACACCCAAAAGTGACCTTGTTCATAAGTCAATATCCCGATTTCATCCCCACCGTCTGGGAACTCTCGATAAACAATAAGTTCTTGCTCCATCTCCCTCACTCCCTTCAAAGGCCAGCCCGCTTGGGCGGGTTACTTCATCCCCTTCGGCAGTCCCCGCTTCACTTCCATCGCGGGCTCAAGATCCTCAAGACAAAAGCAAATTGTAAACAGCTCACACATAGAGCACCGGCATTTCCTGGCCTCCACGCCACCATCATCGGGCCACCGATAGCCGCGCTCCTTTATACAATCGGCACAGATGTAGGCTTCGTCATTCTCGCTCATACTTTAACCATACTCGCCAAGATGACAATTAAGCACACCAGCTGTACTAGGTTCAGCCAGAGGAGAATCAAATACTGTGTCTCGTCACTCACGTTTTACCTTCCTATATCTAAACCCGAACCCCAATGACTGACCGGGCTTCTTAAACACGAACAAGTGGTAATGGTTTCCCAGGTCAACGAGCCTGCTATCGGGTGGGTAGACCATAAATGCCTCGTGCTCTTTACCGATGAGTTTATTTTTAATAGCCTGTAGGTCAGCCCAGGACATGATGGGCTTCTTGTCGTGGCGTGAAACGTCCATCCAATACACGTCATCATGCTGGCGCTCACCGTAAGGGTGGGCCTTAACTTCAATGATGTAGGTTTCATCCTCGAAGGTACCAAGCCTGGGGTTATTTCTAAAGACTGTTTGCTTCATAAAAAGGCCCCTACGGCAGCCGATAGCACCGGCATCATCTGGAGGACTGTGCGAATGTGACCGGCCACCATAGGGGAGTTCATCTAAAATCCATGAGCAAGGGCGGCAAGTGCGTCCTCGCCACCGATCCACTCAACGATCATCTTGCGCTGAAAGTAATCCAAGGGCCGATCGTTCATCAGCATCTCTTTGATGGTCAAAGGGATCTCTTTGCCCTTCGGGTCTGCCGTTGGTGGGCCAAAGATCAGCACCATCTTAATCGGCACCGTCCCCTGCTTGGTCATCCCGCCACTCGTGACTGCTAAATGAACGTCTAGGACTTTCTTCATTTCTTTACCTCTGCGGGCTTTACGGGCACGGCCTTCTTCATCTGCCCTTTGTAGTTCACCACGTCCAGGCGCATACGGGTTGGGAACTTCGGCGCGGGCTTTAGCTCTAGGGCCTTTAGTTGCTTTGATAGCTGATCGATGGCACCACCGGCATAGGTAACGCGCTCAGTGAGTTTATCGATCTCGTTATCCATTTCCTCTAGGTGTGAGGTGAGTGAGGCGATCTCGGCTGACATCTTAACGCGGGCGTTGAAAGCTTCCCTGCTCTCAACCGCTGGTGCTGGCTTGTCATCAACTACTTTCTTCCCAGGCCGGTCCCCTTCACCAAGCCCAAGTAAGCTGACGATCACCAGGCACACCCCCACTAGAATTCCGATCCATGCTAAAGCTGACATAATTATTTTCCCCCTCGTGTTCATAATTTGGATCCCCCTATTTCCTCAGATTGAACAAGGCTCAATCCCTTTAAGTCCAGCACTTTTGTGGCGACGCCATCCACTGATCAAACACATCGGCCTGAGTAAAGTCCAAGGTTCTCACGGGATTTTGACCTTTCTTCTCTATGGTGCTCTGCATGGTGCAGGGCACAAAGCCAGCGGATCTCAAGTGGCCTGTCATAATTGTCGTGGTGTGCTTGCGACTTAACATTACCGCACTTTTCGCATGGTCCAGGAACAACTATGCCTTTTTTTAGAGCCGCCCATAGTCTCGAATGGGCGCGGCGCTTATGCTTGTTCTTCTGTGACCATCGTTTTTTGTATACGGCTTGTTTTTCTGGGTGCTGCTTCAGATAATTGCGCGATTTAGCTTTGCGATATTCCAGTCTGCCCCTAGCTCGATCACTCTCTCTGATCTTTTCTAAATTTTTAATTCGGTGGGCCAATACATCGATCTTCGCGCATGACTTACACTTGTTCAAATGTCCATCTGCCATCTCCGCATGACGGTAGAACTCACTAATGCTCTTGGAGGTTTCGCATTTGAAGCATTTTTTTCTTTTAGAACGGCGGTAAGTCATCACTTGGCCCATCGTTAGCAATTTCTTTTAAGTTCCTTGTAGCGTTCTTGTGTTCAATGTATATGGCCACCATCTTCTCTAGCTGCTCAAGGGCCGCCGTGGGCATCTTGCCCGACTCCTTGTTGAGCTTCTTAAAGTAAGCGATGGTTTTATTGGCGTTGAGCACCCCAACCTCACCGAGCGTTTTCCCCTTGTAGTAGCCCATCGTGATCACATAGGAGCCTGGGTCGTCTACGTCCATGTGTGTCGTGGGTTTATTGGGCTTCTGGTGAGGCGGGAGGTTCGGCGGGTCCTTCTCTAGGACATCATCTATCTCGGGTTCCCTGGCCTGTTTAGGAGCGTTTGCCAGGGTGCTGGGCTTGGGCCCTTGCTGTACCCGTTCCTTCGTTGAGGTGTTGCCGTGGCTCGCCTCGTCATGGGCCGCGTCAACGTCTTCATCGGCACTCACCCCTAGGGCGGCGGTTAACGAGATGCGTTTAACGTAGGTCACAATCCCTGCGATGGTTTTCATATCCAGGTTATCTTGAATCACACAGGGGATAAACCCAGTGTCCAGGTGGTGCCCAGACTCGTGCATGATCCTCGTATAGAACATCCGTTCTTCTTTTAAGTAAGACTGCGTAATGCTCAACCCATGCTTTGCTAAAGCTGGCCTAGTGCAATTGATAATGGTCGTGAGGTCTGCATACTTGTACCGGTATAGGAACCTTCCTTCCTTGTTCTTAACCTCAACCTCTGAGTCTTTAGGAATAGCGGGGAACTCCCCTTGGGCTTTGGCAATGCTTGCGAACAACTGTTCACTCATTGACCACCTCCACCATTGATTCATCAAGCCAGGACTGGGCAACAACCCCACCGTAGGGGTTAACCACGGGCTGATCAAACCGAACAAGCCTACGCTCTCTTAACGCATGCTCACTCGGTGGTTTAACTATCATCCCCACTGCACCATGTAAGAAGTTATGAATATCCGGAAGGGGTTTCACGCGAACGCGTACCCCACACTCAAGCTTCGTGTCCATTTGTCCCTCCAGGGAAATTGTTATTTATAAAATAAATAATACAGTGATCAGGAAAAGGCTAGTGATTCTTCTGTGTCATCGTCATTTATAGTGAGTAAGGGATTTAAGCGGACGCCTGATAGTCCTCTATCGGGCGTAAAGCCGAGGTCTGAAACGGGAAAATGCTTTAATGTTTGTCTGATGACAAACCAAGATTGCCTTCGGCCCAGTGAGTACGTTCGACTTTAAAGGTTTCCCCACCCGTTATGTCCCAATGATCGTGCCGGCCTTCCGCTAGGCCCTTAATCGTCGGTGCCTAGTCATGCTGTCGGCCACAAGTCCATTTGCAGCGTGTCGGCCATGATGTTCGCTCTTATGCTATTTCACGGTCCGTCATGATCATTAAAAAATTGACTCGGCTGCTGGATTTGATAGACCTGGAAGCCGATTCAATTCTTGCAGATGGAATTATTCCCCGCTTGTGTCGCAAAGGCCAAGCGGGGTCTTATTTTTATATGGCACATTATAATTTAAGATAATTTAAGAACCCTAGATATAGGGGCTAGGGCGCGTTATATCCCTATCCCTAGGGGTTTGCCTTGATTCTGGGCATCAAATAAGAACCCCCAGGCAGGGTGCCCAGGGGTGGTTATAGGAGTTTATAGGGCCCAAGGCGAGGTGTTTAGCCAATAGCCTTATCCTTCTTCACATGGTGGTCATCAAGGAACTTCTCGCACATCATAGCGACGAACTCGGACCAGGAGAGGTCCGTCTCCTCTAGAATGTCGGCCATCACTTGGTGAAGCCCTTCATCGATATGGGCTTGGATTAGTTTCTTTCCGCCACGTTTCTTCAGGTACTTCTCATAGCCTTTATTCAAACTCATAGCATTACCCTCCCGCGTCTGAATTGTACAAGTTGTGTGATCTCTTTAACAGAACTCTTTGCGTCCGTCGAGTTCCCCGCCCTGGTGGCGTGCCCAATAACGTAAACTGAGCCAGCGAAGATTGCATCGTCGTGATTAAAGCGCACGAAATCAAGCAGCCCTTCTTCATCGGCTCCGAACAACCCTTCATCATTACAGTAAACCTCGTCCCCGTTATCAAGGGTGGTGGCATAGCAGATAAGCCCACCGACTAGCTTCTGCATGTCCTCCAGGGTGGCGACCAGGGTTTCTTTTATCGTTCTAGCTTTGGCATCTATATGGATCACTCGTTTGGCCTTCATACTCTCACCGCTTCTTTCAGTTTACCAGTCATCTCTATAGACCGTCGGGTACGAAAGTTTTTAAGCTCCTCGGACATAGGCAGATCAACTTCAAAGGGTGGTAGGATGTTGCGCTTGTTCTTGTAGTTAAAATGCTCAACCAATTTTTGGATGATGTCTCTTTGATCAGGGCTACCGCTATTTAGCAACTCCCTCATCCTTGAGTTATTGAGCAAGTTCGGTAAGGTTTCAATTTTGGTCTGGTACTTCTTAAACGATACCACCCCACCGTCGGTCATAAAATACCTGGTCACGAACAAGCACCAGGCTAGGAAGAACCGGCGTGTGTAGCATAAGGCTTTAGAATCATACTCACCAAAGATTTGGACCGTATGTTTTAAAATGTTCTTCACCCCATACTCAGTCATCGCCACGTCCCTTATTGGAAGCTCCGCCTCGAACATTGTAATAAGATGATTACCAGAGGCCGCCTGACGCATATAGGTCTTTAACAGTAAGCGCCTATGGACCATATGAAGTATGGATGCGTAAAGGCCAAGGTTTATACCAGTGGCCCTGCTGTTGATGTTTACTTTAATCGGGTAACTGGAGTCCTTTACAACCCTGCGGCCCCAGTCAGCAAACTGGCCAGAGGTTGATTTAAGCAAGTCGCCTAAGAGAAGCTGTGACGCCTCACGGTTGAACTGGTGAAACAGCTTAACTTCTTCTTGCTCCGGAATGTTGATGTAGAGCTCAACGGGGATCAGAATATTCTTCACTCCTGATTCCTTCAAAGCCCATAAACGCTGCTGCCCATCGATGGTCCGGAAGGTCCCGGACAAGATCGCCTGTCTACCTTCCTTTATATAGTCCCCAATGAGGTTAAGTTTGATCGAGTCAATCTTGCCACCCGTTTGAAACACCGCTTTAAGCGCATTGATCTTCTTCTTACGCATCACGCGCTCTCGTTGGTAGAACGGTATCCAGGTCTGATTGAACTTCTCCACCAGCTCCGCCGACGAGATAACTCCCGTCATATAGTCCTTCGCTACTCGCACCCCATCGAAGTGCATTATTACCTTGCTCACTTTATCTCTCCTTTGCCGCATATACGGCCATATGGTTGGCCGAAGCCAACTCTTGGTTTATGTTTTTTACGATCTCTCTTAAGTCCGCTTTTATCTTTCTCGCCTTCTCCCCACGCCAGGTCTGGGCAGCGCATAGGAATCTAAGGACAATCCCCTCTGCTGAGTCCAGCCCGTAGGTGTCTTCAATCTGATCGATCATGTGCATGGCGTGTAGATAGCTCGCCGCCACGGGGTTGATTGAAGGCCAAGCCTCTGCGATGTCCTGGGCAAAGGCTGAGATGGGGCGGTGGTGGGGTTCGGTCTTGCGTAAGATCAGCCCTTCAACTAGGCGTAGCTTTGGTTTCACACATCCTCCTTAGTAAATTAAGTTTCTCGTCCTCGGTCATCGCCTCACATTCCCTACGGGTTTGCTCCGAGCCGTTGCCAAACACCAGGTGACAGGCCTGCCAGTAGCGGCGCTTCTCGGTATCTTCCTTGCGCCCGCCGTAAAGCATCGCGACGAGCTTTCGTTGGTACTCGTTCAGCTCCTGTGGCGTCATTTATCACCCCCCGTGGCCTTGGCGATGAAGGCCTTGAGCACATCCTCTAGGGTCTGGCCATCACGAAAGTCTAATCCGAACTGACCATGCGCCTCTGCATAGGCTAGTATTTCTTCGGCTAGCTCTAGTCCATCAGGTGCCGCCGCGATGAGACGGGCGTTGGCCTCAAATTCTTCCTGAGTTCCAATGAACATATTTTCCGCAATCAACCTTCCGCTCGGCGCATTGATTGATTCGCGGCTCCCAGACCACGGTCCAGGCGTGTGTTTTGGTTTATTCATTGGACACCACTTTGGTAATGATTTTTCGTATGTCGATCAAAGCAGTGTGTATTGTCGTCGGAGTCGCTGCGAATTTTATTTGTTTTACGGCCCATTCCAATTCATTTTTAGCCCGTATAAGGGCGTCAAGTAATTCCGGCGCCGCCGCAATGAGGCGGGCGTTGGCGATTCGCTCCGCCTTGGATGCATTATCAGGTGATGGCACCTGACCAACGACTTGACCAGCCATTACAAGACTCATGTCATATTCGAGCAACCACGGTCCAGTGGTGTGGTTTGGTTTATTCATTTGATCCTCCGTCGTCATCGATTTCGTCAATGGTCATGTAATCGTCGGTTTCGAATGTTTCGGTAACATCCTCAATCGCCGGGTGGAGCCACAAATCCCGGTCCAAACACAACCGGTCAACAATGTCCTGTGCGACCCGTTGGGCCTGTTTTTCGGACCCGGCCATGATGGTCAATCCCAACTCGCCGGTTAATTCAATTTCGACACGGAACATTTTCGGTTTCATTTATTCACCCCCGGGAATGGTTACGAATCGACCCAATTCATCGGACCAAAAACATTGATTGGCGGGACCGCCATTCGTTTGGGCATCAATGAATTGTTTAGCGCCGCGCAATGTCCGAAAGCGTATTCCAGCTTCACCGTTCACGTCGCGAACGGACCAAACAATTTCGTTAATCCCTTCGATTTTCAATATTTGAAACCCCCGGTATTTTCGTGTTTTATTCTGATCCAATTTCTTGTTCATATGTCCTCCTATATAACTAATATATAACATCTTATATAGAAAGACAACATAAATCGGCATAAAAGCACACGGCCCAACCGTATGATATCAGTAGCGTATTTGTGTCTTTAGATGCGTTATATTAGAGCCTATTAGCTAGGCTTTACAGAGGTCTATAAACTCAGATCGGGCCTTTGGGTCCTCTCGAAAGATCCCTGTCATTGAGCTGGTGATCATGGTGGCGCCGGACTTCTTCACCCCTCTGCAACTCATACACTGATGGGAGGCTTTAACGACCACGGCCACCCCTTTGGGCTTTAGGTGCTCAGTGATGGCTGAAGCGATATCGGTGGTGAACTTTTCTTGGATCTGAAGGCGGCGGGCAAAGCAATCAACCAGACGCGCAAGCTTTGAAAGACCCACCACCCGCTTATCCGGCACATAGCCAATATCAACGGTCCCTAGAATCTTCTCCATGTGGTGCTCACAGGTTGAAACAAACTCAATGTCTTTAAGTATAACCATCTCATCGCATGACCCCTCCTCAAAGACCGTGGACAGGATCTCAGCCGGGTCCTGCTTGTAGCCTGCGTAGAGTTCAAGCCAAGCCTTCACCACCCGCTTCGGCGTATCCTTTAAGCCCTCGCGCTCTGGGTCGTCGCCGATGTGCTTTAGGATCTGTCTAATTAAATCTTCCATGATTACTCCACGTTTATTATTTTATGGGTTTGAACAGATAAGCGATACTGTGGGTTAAGCATCAGCCACTCAATTGCCCTATCAAGGTTTCCCCTGTACTCATCAGTCCAGAGGGTTTGGATGAACCGGTTGTCGGCTGAGAAGGTTTTAAAAGCCTCTGCCGATATCTCGGGCTTGATCCAAGGGAAGAGTAGCTTTATATCATGCGCCCACCTGAGCCTTGTTTCATCAAGCCCTTGCTTCGGGCTCATTGTGATGTGGGTGAAGTACCCAGCCAAGGTGTCAATGTCCTTTGATCCATTGGTTTCAAGGTGCAGTGTGTATCCAGCATGAGCAAGGGCGACGAGTAGCGGCTCATCAATCTGTAGCGTCGGCTCCCCACCAGATAGCACCACTTGCTTAACTGGGCCAAGGGCGTCGAGCTTACTTATGATTTCAGGGATCATTAATTTCTCGCCACCGTGAAAGTCAGTGTCACAGTACCAGCAAATGGACTTTGATTTATGCTCTGGCTTTCCTGACCACTTATTGCAGCCAGCAAACCTAATGAACTTAACTGGCGTGCCTGCCCTTGATCCTTCGCCTTGAATTGTAGGACCAAAGATTTTCTTGATCAGATAGGTGTTCACAAGCTCACCTCAACCTTACAATTCTCAGTCTCCCATAACTCAACCTTTGTGAGCCTGACACCAGTCCCCACCAATACCTCAGGACCAACGACCTTTAGAATATACTCCGCCATGTTTTCAGCCGTGGGATTGAAGGGGCAGATAAAAACTTTCTTATTCTTTTCAAAGGCAATCGAGATTTCTAAAAGCTCACGGTCCTCAATAAAGAGCAAGGTCGTATGATCCCAGTGCTCATCAATCCACCCACCGACCTTTTCTTTAAGTACAGAGAAGTCAATCACCCGTCCAATTGAATCAAGCTCAGGGACCTCTGCATAGACCCATGCAACATAGTTGTGACCGTGAAGGTTTGCGCACTTTGATTCGTGATTCAGAACCCTGTGCCCTGAGCAGAAGTGAATCTTCCTAACCGCCTTGATCATTCATACTCCGTGGGATCTGTAACACCTGCTAGTTGAAACGCCTCCTTGCGCTCAGTGCATGAGCCGCACTTCCCGCAATGCTTTTGCCCGCCCTTGTAGCAGGTCCAAGTCAGCTCAAACGGAACACCCAGCTTTGAGCCGATCCTTGCGATCTCTGTCTTATCAACATTGACGAACGGCGTTAGAACTTCAACCTGGGCATAGGTGCCGAGGCGAATAGCTTGCTTGATGGCCTCTGAGAAGTCCTTTCTGCAGTCCGGGTAGATCGCATGGTCGCCAAAGTGATTGCCAAGGATGACCGCATTGGCACCTTTGCTCTCGGCGAAACCTGCGGCGATTGAGAGCATAATACCGTTTCTAAAAGGGACCACAGTTTTCTTCATCGACTCGTCGGCATAGTGGCCCTCTGGTATTTCACCACCTGATTTTAGAAGATTAGATGAGAAGTGCTTATTCATAAAATCAAGATCAATCATTGTGTATGGGATCTTGTAGTGCTTTGAGATATTGAATACGGCTCCAGCCTCTCGAAGATTGTGCTTTGATCCATACTGGAAATTTAAGCACCCGATGACCATTAAATCAGGATTGTTAATGGCATGGGCCAAGGCGGCTGTTGAATCCATACCGCCAGATAAAACAACAATTGCTTTCTTCACGAAACAAGCTCCTTTGAAAACGTTTGAAAGGCGTCCATTTCCGCAGCATTACATAAAGCAAGGAAATATTTAGTGTTGAATGTCCTTGCGATTTCTCGCGAGTATCTAATGTAGGACATGGTAGGAAGTCGAATGATTGCAGGCTCAAGCGTTCCGTCGTTTCTCCACGCGGAATCGTTCATAAGCTGTGCCCTTGACAGTCCGTAAAAATGAATTACCTCATCAAGCTCCTGGCTCCACAAATCTTTAACATCATTTCTGGATATTATTTTCCAATTTCCCCGACCTAAATATATTGGAATTTGTCCAAACCTCTTGGCCGTTGTGCAAGAGGACGAGTCACAGGAAAATGGCCTGAAGTGCCCGATAAAAGAAATGTTTGTAAATCCAAGCCAGTGAACTTTTCTTTCTCCGACCTTTGACATTATTCCTTTAACAAAACCTTTATTGCCCTTTGTACCAACAAGACCACCAATCCCCACCACGTCAGACGTTTTATAATATTCTTCAATGACGAACGGGTCTTCACCTCGCGTAAAAATAGGTATTGGCGAGAATCCCCGGCGCAGCATCTCCTCATAATTTTTCATTGTTCCGGCAGCATCACCGATAACGTCTAGTGTGAAATAACGCCAAGGCTTTACCGGAAGGGACTCAAGGAACCGGCAGTAGTCATCAAGCTCAATTTTCTTACCAGCCTTCCAGGCCGTGAAAGCTCCAGAGTCAACCAGAAGCCGAGTATGGTCGCTATACTTAACCAACCGCTCAATCATGTCTGGTTTCATGTATGGATAGGCAACTAGAATGTTTAAGGGCTCACTCGACCGAGACATCAGTCGAACCCATCTCAGCGAACTTGTCCCTTAAAAATTCCTTGATGGCGTCTTTCTTCTCCTGTGGGCACAGCACTTTGATCGTGGCTGTTATGCCATCAAGATTAGAGGTCGTGAACTCGACCTTCTCCCCGCCACCCGCCCATGCAGATGGCAATTGAAGCAGATCCAAGCGAAGGTCTTTCATGAAGCTCTCGCCCAGTTCCTGAACCTCGATGGACAACCCCTCAAGCAACTCCTGTAGGCCATCGGTGTAGAAGCCAGAAATCTTCGTGTTATTCAAAGTAATGTTGAGCGCCTTCTCCTTGGCCGGAGACAGGTCAACGAACACAACTGGGACCTTTGAGTAGCCGAGATGCTTTAGGGCTTTAAGACGCTGGTGCCCACCGACAAGGTTCCCAGACCTCCGGTTCACCACCAGGGGATCAACGACGCCGAACTCTTTTATAGAATTGATGAGGCCCTGAAACGCCCCGTCAGAGATGGCTCTAGGGTTGTAGGCGGCCTCTTTAATCTGACTAATATCTACGTCAACGACCTTAAGCTGTTCCATTTTATTGCCTCGTCTTATAAACTCTTACTGCCATCAGGCCATAAAATGATGGTCCTTGTTCCGGCCCCGATTGGGATAGGCTCAGTCGGGGTTTTTTATTTGTCAAACCTAAACCCTTCGTGCTCTAACTGTGTTTTATTGCGTCAACTTTTTGAGGGGGAATCTAAAAATGCACAATCAACCACCACCGCTACCGATGAAGAAGGGTGAGAGCTCAGTGCTGCACGTTCGCGTGCCGAAGAAGGATCTTAAAACCTTGCGCAAGATCGGCGCCGACATCCCTGAGATCGTAAGGCAAGCGATCAAGGCCGCAGTCGAGCTGGTTTAGTAAAGAACCTCTTTAGCACTTTCAACCGGGTCCTCAACCACGGGCATATCCACCTTCGGTAGATCCTCCTGGCGGTAGGACCACATCTCGCCCTCAATGGTCATCTTCACCAAGGACTTGCCAATCTTTAAAGTCAGCGTCTCCCCTTTAGTATCGATAGAGTACCCAGCTACGGCCTTATTGTCGGACCTAAGTAGGAAGTCGATGCGCTTTAAGAACCCCGCCGCGATGTCCTCGTGCTGCTTCTTAAAAAATATCAAAGTCACCTCCTATGATTATTGGTTGCATCTTCATCACCAATCTAACACAATTCTCTTGGCATGAAACTACTCGTTACAGGTGCCGCTGGCTTCATCGGCTCCCATCTCTCAGACTTCTTACTCGCTAAAGGACACACCGTCTATGGCGTAGACAACCTATCAAACGGGAAGTTTGAGAACATCGCTCAGTGCTTTTCTACGGGCAACTTCGTTTTTGTTGAGGATGACTTCACGGCAGCCCTTGACCACCTTGACCAGATGGATGCGGTCATTCACCTTGCCGCCTTAGGGTCAGTCCCAAGGTCCATCAACCACCCAGAGCTCACCTTCGAGCACAACGTCGAGAAGTTTCACCGGCTCCTGGTGGCGATGAAAGGCTCCAGATGTAAGCGATTAATCTACGCCTCCTCATCAAGTATCACAGGCGGCACTCAAGGGGCGATAGACCCCCAATCCCCTTACGCGCTCTCAAAGCTCATCAACGAGATGTACGTCAGACAATTCTCAAAGCATTACGGCCTTCTATGTACGGGCCTTAGGTTCTTTAACGTCTACGGAAACAGACAGCGGGCAGACTCCCCTTATGCTGCGGTGATTCCAAAGCTCCTTTCAGGCGACCCGATAAAGCTTCACGCCCCTGGTACTCAGACCAGGGACTTTACCTACGTTAAGGACGTGTGCTCGGCCATTGAAACCGTACTCAGGGAGGATGCAAGCGGGGTGTTTGATGTCGGCTTCGGCGAGGCCCGCTCACTTCAAGACTTACTCGCTATCTTAACGCGCCTGCTCCCAGAGCGTAAGTTCACCTGGGACATAATAGAAGCCCGACCAGGGGACGTGCTGAACTCGCTCTCGAATAACTTCCTGCTTAAGGAACTAGGCTGGCGCCCACAGTACAACCTTGAGGCTGGGTTAAATGATATGCTCTACGGAGGGGATGAATAATGAAGGTCAGAATCTATGGATTAGGAGTTGTTGGCGGTGCCTTATACCGATACCTTAACGCCAGAGGTCACGAGGTTTCAAGAATAGACCCGGGCCTGGGATTAAACGAAACCTGGGTAGATAAGCCGGACTGCATCTTCATCTGTGTGCCGGTCCCGACCAAGCACTTCAAGCTCGACTTCTCAATCGTTGAGGGGATCTTAAAAGAGCACCAGCACTCAACCACGCCGATCTTCCTTAAGTCCACCGTCCTGCCGGGCACCGCAGATAACCTGTCTCAAATCTATAACGTCAACATCATCTCCTGCCCAGAGTTCCTCACCGAACGTAACGCCGATAGAGATACCGCAAGCCTCCCAGTCATCTACGGCAAACAAGGACACCGCATCATGTCAGAGCTGTTCCCAGAGCACGCTAGAATTCCAATGCTTAACGCAGAGTGTGAGATGGCCAAGTACGCTCACAACTGCTTTGGCGCCACCAAGGTCACCTTCTTTAACGGCATCTATGAGCAATGCTCCGCCCGTGGACTCTCCTACGATCGCGTCCTACAAGGCATATTGGCCTCAGGGCACATCAACCGCCAGCATACCCAGGTGCCAGGCCCTGATGGAAAGAAAGGCTATGGTGGCCACTGCTTCCCTAAGGACATGGAAGCCTTCATCGGGTTTCTAAAGCACACCATCTTAGGCAAGTGGCTCCTTGATGCCCACTGCATGAACCGATTTTATCGCGGCCTTAAATCACCCGATAAGTTGCCGCAGGGCGAAGTAGAGCTGCCCAAAGCCCAGGCCTTTATGGACATCGGACAATAGGAGTTGACGCATGGCAGATAAGCCAAAGCATGATCCCCGTAAGACAGGAGCATGGGGCGGGAGGCCGACGAAGTACCGTAGCGAGTACTGCCAAATGCTCATCGACCACATGGGAAAACAGGGCCTAAGCTTTGAGTCCTTCGGCGGTGTGGTGGGCGTTGATCGCGATACACTCTATGCTTGGACGGAAAAGTTCAAAGCCTTTTCCGACGCCAAGCGGCTAGGAGCTCAGGCCAATTTATTGTTCTGGGAGAAGCTCGGGAACGCGGGCACTGCCGGTCAGTTGCCAGGGTTTAACCAGGCGGCCTGGAACATCAACATGAAGAACCGGCACAACTGGCGCGAGAAGGTGGACGTAGACGCCAAGGTTGAAGGCACTGTTAACCTGAACGCCAGCATTGTGGGGATAATTGAGCAGTATGAATCTGACCCAGGAGAAGATCCAGAAGATTGCTGACCCGCGTTGGCGCTTAAATCATTTGTATTCCATAGTAAACAAGCAGGGGCGGCTGGTTAAGTTCCGCGAGAACGGGATACAGCGCAGGCTTAATAACTCGAGTTCGCTCAGGAAGCGCATCCTAAAGTACCGTCAGGGCGGGGTGTCAACGAATGAGATCCTTAAAGCCTGTGACGATGTATTCTTTCACCGCAACCGCGTAGCCTGCATCCTGGCGCATGACTCCGATGGGCTTGAAACGCTATTCGATATCGCCAAGGGTGCTTACAAGTTCTTGGCCGATAACTTAAAGCCCCGCCTTGATCGTGGTGGGGGATCCAAATTCGAGATGATTTTCCCAGACCTCAACTCCCGCATCTATGCAGACCTTGAAGTGCGCGGCGGTACGATCCATAGACTGCATGTGTCAGAGGCAGCCTTCGCTGACAAGAACCGTATCAAGGCCACGCTTGAAACTGTTCCCATCAAGACCGGCATCGTGACCATTGAGACTACCCCCAACGGCATGGGCAATCACTTCTATCGCTCCTGGGTAGACCCAGACCCGTTCTATGAGAAGATGTTCTTTCCCTGGTACGTTGACCCGCAGTATCAACTAGACCCGTCCACCGTGAAGCAGCTCACCCCTGAAGAAATAGAGTTTACGCATAAGGCCAAGCGTCTTTATGGGGTGGACATCACGCCAGGTCAGATTGCCTTCAGGCGTTTTAAGCAGAACGACCTTAAGGACCTGTTCATTCAGGAGTACCCAGAGGATGATGTCACTTGTTTCCTCGCCAGTGGTGGAGCTCCGTTCGACCTCACCATCATTCAGGAGATGATCAATAACGCACCTGAGCCATTAGAGAAGTCTACTGCGGTAGAAATCTACAAGCCCTTTGATCCCAGACGCCTTTATGTGATCGGTGCTGATACGGCAGAAGGGGTGAATAAGGACTACTCAGTAGCGGTGATGCTGGATTCCCAAAGCCTTGAGGTGGTGGCCATCTACAGATCAAACCGCGTAAAGCCCGCCGAGTTTGCCACCGGAATATGCGAGCTTGCGGACAGGTATCAGAAAGGTGGTGGCAGTCACCCGCTGGTGGCAGTCGAGCGTAACAACCATGGTCACGCAGTGCTGCTGGCCCTTGATGAGATGCACAGCTACCCGAACCTTTATAAGGACCCAAAGGACCAGATGTTAGGCTGGAAAACTAATTCAGTTTCTAGACCTGTGATGCTGGATACGTTTATCGAGGCGGTTGAGGAGCGACAAATTGTCCTGAACTCTAAGGCAATACTTTACGAATGCTTGACGCTCATTGATAATGGCGGAAAGATCGAGGCCGAGGACGGGGAGAATGATGACGCCGTTATCGCAACCTCCATCGCGCTTCAGATGGCTATTAAGCATGGTCGATTTGATTTGTACGACAACATAGCCGAGAAGATACTGCTATAAAAGAACAAAGGAGTTGGTCAGGTGGCTCAAGTCCCCGCAACAGACGATGATGAAATCCTGACCGATGTTCCTAAGCCCGAAGAACAAGAACCCAAAGACAAGCCTTATCCAAAGTCTGCACCCACCGACAGCATCGCTAAGGACCTTTATTTCGGCACCGCCGAGAAGTCCATGCAGGAATCATCCTGGGTGCGCAAGTCCCTTTATAAGCCCTACAACCCTGACGACCTTTACTTCAAGACCAGCAACTATGACATCTACGAGGAGATGGAAGTAGACGATCAGGTTTCAATCGCGATGCAGCTAAAGCGTGACCTCGTAATCGGCTCCGGGTGGACTATCGTTACTGAGAAGGAAGATCACCAGGAATGTGCCGACGCCATCTTCTGTGACCTTGAAGAAGAACCAGAGGCGTCATTCGACGACATGCTTGAGGAAATGATCGACACCGCCTACACCAAAGGTTTCGCCCTCACTGAAAAGATATTCAAGATCAAAGACGATGGCACTTTAGCCTTAAGAAACCTCAAGACCCGCTACCCGAACTCCTGGCTTATCCACACCGACGAGTTCGGGAATGTGGAAAAGTATGAGCAGCACACCATCAAAGGTACGCTCAACGTAAATCCTAAGTCTCTTATTCACTACATCAACCAAGGGCGCCATGATAACCCTTACGGGAAGTCGGATTTAAGGGCTGCGTATGAGGCATGGATGGCCAAGCGGCACATCGTTAGGTTCTATGCCATTTTCCTAGAGAAGGCCGCAGGCCCCATACCCGTGGCGAAGTACAATAAGAACGTGCCCAATGCCCGAGTGCTTGAGGTCCATAACGCTATTAAGAACTTTCAAGCTAAGACTGCACTGACCATCCCTGAGGACTTTTCAATTGAGTTCCTGAAGGCTGAAGGCAATGGCGAGGCGTACACCAAAGGCATCAACCTATTTAATATGTTCATCGGCAGGGCCTTGTGCATCCCTGACCTGTTAGGGTTTCAAGGCTCCGACACTGGTGGCGGGTCTTTATCCTTAGGACAGTCACAGATCGGGGTGTTCTATAAGCACATCCTTAGAAGGCGCCGCGCACTTGAGCGCCTGGTGAACAAGCACATCATCCAGCCCTTATGCGTGTGGAACTATGGCATCATGGAGGAGTACCCGAAGTTCGTACTTAACCCGATCTCTGATGACAAGGCGATGGACTTTGCCCAGAAGTATTTAGAGCTAGTGAAGGGCAAGATATATAAGCCCACCATTCAAGAGATCAACCACTTTAAAGACCTGATCAAGTTCCCCTTAAGTGACGAGGATGAGATCGAGTGGATTGGTGCTGGCTCCGCCGGTGGCTCACCAGGGTTGATCGATCCCAACACTGGGCTACCGATGAACCCAGCCGATCCGATGAATGGAGCAAAGCCTGGTGAAGAAGGTAAGCAAGAAGAAAAGCCTAATGATGGCAAAGAGCCAGCGCCAGCGGCAGGCAAAGAAGAACCCAAGGATGATAAAGCCACTGACGCCAAGTTCTCAGACCTTGGGCACTTCGGGGTGTACAAGAAAACCGAAGGGGATTTTAGCGCCCGCGTTGACTTCAAAGCACTGGCTGCGACATTAGACTCGGGCCAGAAAACTATCCTCGCCCAGTGCAAGCCGGTGGTTGATGAGATCCTTGAGGATCTTAAAGACCAGCTGGCTAAGAAGAACGTCCTGCAACACCATGACCGCATGGACACGCTAAAGCTCAAGTACTTAAAGAAGCTCCAGTTGGTGCTCATCAAATACTTCCGCCAGTCGTACTTAGATCAGAAGGCGTTAGCCAGGGCGGAGTTGTTGAAGCAGAAGTTTTCTAAACCTTTACCATCGGATAAGTTTCTCGAATTCCTCGACGCCGAGACATTCAGGTACGTTGGTGACTGGGAATACCAGATCACTAAGAACACCCGAACAGAGCTCGCAGCGGCCATCAAGGACGGACGGCCCCTTTCGTCGGTGCTCACCAATCTTGACGAAAGCCTCCAAGACTTATCCGAGGTGAGTATCGAAAGGTACTCCCGCACCAAGCTAACAGAGGTCATGAACAGAGCGCGTATCGAGGAGTTTGAAGCAACGGGCATCGTGGCCGCCTACCAGTACTCGGCCCTCATGGATGACCGCACCTCTGACATATGTGCAGGACTTCACGGGAAGATATTCAAAGCAGGAGATGAACCCGTGCCGCCTATGCACTTCAATTGCCGCTCCACGTTAATACCGATCACTAAGTTTGAGGAGTTTACACCCGATAAGAAGGTCGGCAGTAAGCCAATCGAGCAGTTTATTGAGGACAACAAGGGCGAAGGGTTTTCTAAAAACTAGGAGTTAATATGAGAGCAGACATTGGATCGACTACATGCTGGGACGCGGTGTCACACGCTGCTGGGACAGTATCCTCGGCACACTACCAGGAGTACATGAACCATTATTCGGTTTACCTGTCGGTGACCAATGACGGTCCGGCAACGAAAGACTTTGCGAGCACAGATGTCTCGGCCACCGCCGACACGATCAACATTTCTTCTCACGGTTATAAGACCGGCCTGCTCGTGACTGCCACCACCACGGGAGCGCTGCCTACTGGGCTGGACAATACGACTAACTACTATGTGTCCGTCGTTGATGCCAGCACCATTGCCCTATCCACAAGCCGGGCCAATGCTATTGCAGGCACTAAGATCAACATTGCTGCCGATGGCAGCGGCACTAACTCGCTAAAGCCCACGGCCATAGCGGGCCTTGATGTTCACCTTGAGGTTTCAATAGATGGCTCAAACTACTTCGACGTAGCAGGTTCAACGCTCGCCGCCGCTGGGTCAACTATGATGAGCTACTCGAACATTGCCTACCCATACGTTAGGGTTGAGTCCACCTTGACCGCAGGCCAGATCACCGTAACCGCTAAGGCCCGTTCAATCGGTCTGATTAGTTAAAGGGGAGATGAGATGCCACAACCTGATGTCCTAGACCAAGGCCTACACTCCGTTAAGTCGGTTGAGATTTTCTCAGCCGGCAAGTGGAACGGTGACGAGTACTCGGTTAAAGACCTTGATGAGATGGTCCGGGCCTTTGATGAAAACAAAGACCATGTGCGCCCTTTCCTAAAGCTCGGGCACTCTGAAGAACAGAAGCTCCTAGAAGCAGAAGGGCTGCCAGCCGCCGGATGGGTAGAGC